ATTTTTTTTTTGCTTCCACCCTGCCCACTCGGCATAAGTCATATTTTCAATCAGCTCATTTTGCCCTGTCTCAGGATTTCTGGCGCGGCGCTGTCCTCTGGATGTGTCAATTCCCTCTATCGCAGATACCAGCGTGCAGCGGCAGTTGTATATTTCTTCCGGTCTTCCTTGCGGGTCTCCTGGGAAACGGCAACCATTAGAAAACTTCTTATCGTTATCCACGATTTCACCATCGAGCATCGCGTGAGAATGGCGCGTCCTGCCATCAAACGTTGCCATCCACTCTTTGCGGCATTTAATCCCCATCTTTTCAGCTGTAAAGTAAGAATCCATCCGTCCGGCGTTCTGCGCACCCGTGACTGCCGTTCGAGCTGTTCGGATAGCGGAATCGCGGTTCATGGTGACAATTCTGGATTGTAGATCGTCTGCCATGTGCTTAATGCTCTTGCCCTGCAAAATGGAGCTTGTGACGCTGGCTGTGATCTGCTTTTTGCCCCATGCAAGATCAATTCCACGTTTTAACGCTCTTTTCGGCGGGTAATACGGCATAAGCTCCGGCTGTTCCACGATCAAGCGCTTTACAGTCTGTTCGTCCCATAAATCAAATCCGACATCGCCGGTCACCTGCTCAATGGTGTACGCCGCGAAATTCCGATTCAAACTGTAAATGCCCGGCGTTGCATCGTTGACATACGCAACAGCAGCAGCGTTTGCATTTGTCATGCGCTCTGCGACCTTATCCCGTAGCGCCTCAAAGCGCTTTCCACGCCCGATCTGTGCAAGCCGCCATTGCTTGTATTGTTCCTCTGTGATATCGCCAGCGTCCATCCGTGCCTTTTCGGCTTCGTCACGGTCTGCGAACTTTGTGAAATACTCTTTGATGATGTCCGTCAGACCGTCATACGCTTCTTTGTAAGAATCATATATCCGCTTTTCGAGCGCCTTTAACTCTTTTTCGGTGAGGTCGTATCCCTTATCAGGTCTCATCGTTCACCATCTCCGGCGGGTCGAAGCTGCGCTCAATATCCTCTGCCGCTTTTCTTTTCAGAATTCCGGCGACTTCTTCCTGCGTCAGCCACGGGAGCTTGTTCAAAATTGTCTCATCATCGAGGTAGTTTGCCGCAAGAAGCACCATCTGCGTTTGTTCCAGCTGATTTGTTACCTTAGAGCGAGTAAAAGATGGCTCATCCTCAATCCCAACGATTTTGAAAAGCGCCTGTAAGAAATCAATTACGCAGTATTCGAATTGATCGACCTTGTTATCCATCGACTGATATGCCGCATTGATCTCCGTTGCTGTTTTCTGGCCTCCTTGCAGTTTTGTAACGTCCAACATCTGAAAATCTCGGTACAGATCGTCGCTGATTCTGGAAAGAAGCGCTTCCCGAGCTTCAACCGGGATTGTGAGCGTATGAGCCTCCGCCTTCGCGCCGTCATCGTCCACAAGACCTACGCCAATTCGCCGCATGGACTCTTTGAACCGTGCCATATCGATCTCGTCCATGCCGCCAGCATTGGAGATCGTCCAGTAAATAACGGAGGCATCATCAACCGTATTTGCAAAGCCGGATTTGATCAAATCGTAGCAGTCAATCGCCTCGCGCTGTCCGACCAGTTCAGACTGCTTTGCGCGGTTCCCGTACATAGGAATAATAGGGAAGCCCGGATAATTCTGATACGCCAGAAGTTCAGTCCCGTCAATCTCAGAAGTCGCTTCCACAGCCACATAGCCGCGCTTCGGCTCCAAAATCATCATTTCTTCCCCGCTCCGTCGGATGTACTGTGTAAATCCGTCAGGTTCGAAGAGAGTAGCACGCAGCGGCTTGCTTGTGCATACTTGCCAGAAACGAATGCCCGACCGAAGCGCTCCGTTTTCCTCATCCAGAAGTGGAACAAATTCTGTCACATCAAACACTTCAAGGTGGTCGAGATTCCAGAAACCATAGGAAACGCCGCCGACAAGCGCGTCGTGTGCTGCGTCTTGGAGCCGTGTGTCAAACCCAGCGCCCAACTTCGCTTTGTTTTCCTCTTTTTTCAGTGTCACGCCGTTTCCAAGCAAATACTGCGTTTCCTGCGTGATGAAATTTGCAAAGAAATTGCTCCGAAGCTTATAGTTCGGACTGTAGTTGTCCGGAATGACTTTCCCGTTGAGTGTATAAAGCAGCTTTTGAAAATTAGCAATCGTCACATTCCGGTGCGCGTCATACTCCTTCGCAATAACCGCCCGTTTGTATAAATCCGAGTCTTTGTGATTATTTATCGCGGACAGAACAAATTCCATCCGTTCCCGGTCAGACTTTTCCGCAACCTCTAAAAAATCCTGATATGTTTTCATCTTTTACCTCACCGCGCCAGTTCAGGCACGAACGAATGCTCTTTGAACGCCTTTTTCAGTACCGTCATAGCCATATACCGAATATCGTCCATCGCGTGGTCGTTGTCCTTTATAACTTGATCTTCTCTTGCTTTGTCGTCCCACCGGTACAGCCCAAATTCACGTATGGAGTTCTCGCAGCTTTCGTGTATTTTTATTTTCCCATTTTTGAGAAAAGCAGACACGGTTCGGATTCCGTTCATTACATCGTTATCCGCGTGCCTAACTTTGAACCGCCCGCGTCTCCGCAAGGCTTCGATAAACGACGCTGCCGAAGGGTCTACGACGACCGCCGATATTGTTCTGTCTCCCGCCAACTGTTCCACCATGTCGCAGTACTCTTCGTCGGTCTTCTGGTGGTGTTCGGCTCGACCGGAATAATATACTTCCGCCACTCGAACCGCGCATTTTTTCGTGACCCTCCAAAGCCCAGCGGAAAACGGGTTTCTCGTTCCGTAGTCGATGGAAATGTAAAAGTCCCCGTCATCCGGGCCATCATGCACGATGCAGTTTTCTCCAAACATCGGATACACAAGCCCTTCTGCGATTACCCAACGCCCGAGAATGTATCTGTCGTAGAATACGCCGGAATACATTCCTTTCGTCCGCTCGATCATCTGCGGAGTAAGAATTGGATTGTCTTCCAGCAGGAAGTGGATGTGCTGCGTGTTCTCGCGCGGACGCTCAATCCACTCTTTGTAGAACCAATGGCTCGGGCTTTCCGGATTGCAGTTGAAGAAGTATTTCGGATGTTCAAACGAAATCGCACGGGAAAGCGCCTGCTCCACAAACGAACGCGGCATAAGTGCCACTTCGTCGAACAGCACACCCGCAAGTGTAATGCCCTGAATGAGCATATACGAGCTTTCGTCCTTGCCGCCGAACAGATAAAACCAGTTTGTCTTGTTTCCGCTTCGTACCGTGAGAATCCTCGTCGAAACTTTATAACTCATCGACAAAGCCGCGCCTAACCCATCGACCTCCATCAATGGCTTTAATATGTTTCTTTCCGCCGCCTGAACCGTCTTCCCGCAAATGGCGAAATTCGTATGATCGTAGTTATTCATCGCCCATAAGACGAACGTCAACGCCATAATTGTTGTTTTTCCGGAACGGACAGAGCCATCACAGATCAGCGCCATATCCTCCGACTGTGCAAACTCCATGATCTGCCGTTGCTTTTTCGATAATGGATTAATCTGCATTTCCGTTGCCCTTGAGCGCCAGAATCAAAGCCGCCAAAGCTGCCGGGTCTCCGCTCTTTTCGCTTGCTCCGTCTGTCTGGTCTAGGTACTGTTTTCCTAGCCAGATTGCCATATTTGCATTCTTTTCCGCAAGCTTCCATTGGCTTCTTCGTAAGGAAATTTTCCCTGCTCCGCGCTTTTGCCTGAAAACTTCGGAGAAAAGTGCGCCATATGTCCGTTTACACCATGAATCCAGCGTTTTGTCCGTGATTCCGAACCACCCGCAGATTTCCTCGAGTGTGCATTGGAGTGCGCACAGGTTCTCGAACTGCTTCATGTCTATTTCTTTTCTCGGTCTCCCCATAACCGCCCTCCTTTCTCCTCTGGCGTTTGATAAACTTCTCCATGTCCCGCTTCAAATACGGGCTGGTTGTTTTGTCAATAATTCCCTGTGCCTCTTCAACCGTCACTCAGAAGCACCGCCTTATCCCCTGTGAACTTCTCCCAACGATCAATGATTACATCGGCATACTTTGGGTCAAACTCCATGCAATATGCATGCCTCCCGTTCTGCTCCGCTGCCATGATCGTTGTGCCAGAGCCAGCGAACAGATCAAGAACATTCTCTCCCGGCTTGCTGGAACATTGCATCTGGTAGTCGAACAGTTTAATCGGCTTCATGGTCGGGTGCTCCGCAGACTTTACCGGCTTATCAAAATTAAGCACCGTTGTCTGCTTTCGGTTTTTGAAGAAGTAATGCTTCTTGCCTTCCGTCCATCCGTAAAGGCACGGTTCATGCCCTTCCTCTTCGATTTCGCTCTCGCCATAGAGGCAAGGTTCATGCTTCCACTGGAAATCCTGTCTCCCCATCACAAGGGAGTTCTTCACCCAGATCAGGCACTGTCTGACGCGCAGCATCGCGTCTTTACACGCACCGCGAAAGTTATACCCTTCACTGTCTGCGTGCCAGATGTAGAACGGGGCACCTGGTTTCATGACCATTGCTGCATTGGAGAAGGCATCCGTCAAAAATCGCCTGAATGCTGTATCTTCCATGTTGTCGTTTTTGATTTTACCGGCGGCGCCCTGATAGTCCACATTGTACGGCGGGTCCGTGAGAAGCAAGTCCATCTGTGCCCCCCCTACGAGCTTCTGTACGTCTGTCAAAGACGTGCTATCCCCGCACATAAGGCGATGATCTCCAAGCTGATATACATCGCCAAGTCTGCTCTTATGCTCTGCCGGAAGAACAGGATCATAATCATCCTCCACAACGGAATCGTTCAGCTCGTCGCGAAGTCCCCAGTCAAAGTCAAAAGCCGACAGGTCAAGCCCCGGCAGTTCGACCGACAGCAGGTCAAAGTCCCAGTCGCTCTCGTTGCTTTTGTTATCTACCAGCCGCAGGGCGTTCACTTGCTCCGGTGTCAGATCATCTACGCAGACGCACGGCACTTCTTCCATGCCCAGCTTCTTTGCCGCCAGAGCGCGGCAATGACCGATTACAATCACACCGTCCCGATCAACTACAATCGGCTGAACAAAGCCGTACTGCTTGATGCTTTCTGCAACGTTGTTGATCTGCCGTTTATCGTGTTTCTTTGCATTCTTCCCATAAGGCGTAATGCTATCTAATTTCAAGCTCTTTACTTCCATTTCATCCCTCCTTATTCACCCTTCCAATCTTCCTTTTCACGCTCCACCGGATTGCGGCGTCCGGTGGAGCTAAGAAAAAGGAGGTTCCGCAGTACGCTGCGTAGCCGTAAGAAGGATGAAAGCGCAGAGGATACACCTCTACGCTCTCAACGATACACTATGTTTAAGGCTCTCTTACGCAAACTTTTGAATATAAACCACGTTTTTCTGCCACCAAGTAGATAAACTGCCTATGCCATTCCTGAGCGGTACGCTCCGAAACATATACCACCATAGCAGCGCCCTGTAAGGTGTGTGTACGCTTCCAAAGGACCAGATCAATAAGCTTCAGCCGTTCCGCGCCATCGGAAAGCTGCTTTGTTTCCTCGACAGCAGCATCTACCGCATCGATTTCCTCGCGCGTCATAAGCGTACCGCCCTTGTAGCTTCGTACCATCCATTTTGCGTAGCCCCACCACCCATAGCGCGGTTTGCTCACCGTATCAGCCCCCTTACTCTGTTCCGCCCAATATTTTCTTGATATCCTCTGCATTGATTTTGACAATATCCATTACAACGTCGCTCATAATGTTAGCGGCAAAAATAGCTTTGTCTTGCCCCGTCGAATTGAAATATCCTGTCTTTGTTGTCCCATCCCCCGCAGTAGCAACAATGCAGATCGACGATGGGTTGAACTCCAGCACAGTTTTCAGGCATTCTTCCATCCAAGTGGAGTATTCCTGTTTTGTAATATCCCCCATCATCTGCCCGAACTCCCGAACCCATTTTCCCCGCGTTCCGTCTTCTCGAGCGAGCTGACCACTTCCAGCTCCGGAAGGATGCAGGGCAGTATAACAAGCTGCGAGATCTTGTCGCCCCTACAGACCTTGTAGGGCTTGCTTCCGTGGTTGTAGAGCTTGACCATGATGCTTCCGGTGTAGCCGACGTCTATGACCCCTTCGCTTGTGATTCCGTGCTTGACGTTCAGACCGCTTTTGCTCTTGAGAAATCCCACGGTGTTTTTGGGCAGCTGGACATGCACGCCGGTATCAAACAATTCGCTTTCTCCGGGATAGATGTAAACATCGTCGTTCGCGGAATACAGGTCTAATCCCGCATCGTATTCATGCGCCCTTGTGGGCATGAACGCCAAAAGATCTAAAACAATTTTCATTTGTCCCACCAATCCTTGATTGTATCGTTCCGTTCGAAAAACGGCTGAAAGAACGGGCCGCAGAGCTTCTTAAGGCTCGAGTCCAGCCGGTGAATTGCATCGTCGGATTCCTTCTTTCCCTGCCATGCCACGCCGTACTCTACGTCCAGCTGCTCCATTTTGTCCAGAAGTTCCTTTGCCTTCGCCGGGCTTTTGAGCATGCCCAGTTCATGCGCCGCCACAAAGAAAAGGTCCACCACTTTCTGCTTTCCGGCTTCCATACCGGCGGCAAAATAAGCCTTGTTGCTTCTGCGAATACGCTTTGCCAGATCGTTCATTGTGCTCATAGCTCCCCCCTCTCACAAGAAAACAGTTTCATCGGTGACTTGTCCATTGTCTGTGATTTCTACTTCCATTTCGTCAGATAATTTCACGCGGATTTCTGCCCGCTTTGCACGAAATGGCGCAAATGGCGAGTTATAGCAGTCGCATACAATGTATTCTCCATCAAAACGGAACGTGTTTTTGTGGCAGTCCTTGTACTCTGCATTCCTGTTGCAGGTTGAAAGCTTTGCCCATTGTCCTTTCCAGTCCGGAGCTTTGATTTTGTAATCAGGACACGCTTCCTGGAATGCTGCATACTTTTCCGGGAATAAACACCGTAGCTGATGCAAAAACATCGGAACGGTTTTGTCCTGATAATCCCGAATGACGCCGCCCGTCATTGCTCGTGGGATAAAATCGCAAATTCTCTTGATGTTTTCAGGCGTGAGTTTATCGGCGCTTATGTACAGTTTGTTTGTGCTAAAATGCGGGTCATCGCAACGGATTCCCCCGCCGAATTCCTCCAACCATATATAAGAAACGGTGAGAAAAGCGTCTTCTGCTATGCGTGTAATCAAATTGGTTGATGGATATTGCAATTTCCCATAAGCTGGATTTGTTCTGGCTTCTTTCTGAACCCGTAAAAATGCCTTTGACCGTTTTGTTCCACCATCCACAATTGTAATCTCACCGTTGGGGCATCTGACGCCAAATAGTGTTGTTACGCAAAAACACCTTCCATTTTTATAGGCAGAGCATTCCTCGGCGCGGTTACAGCGGATGTATTCCGCGCTTAACCTACAATCCCTGCTACCATCTCCGTATAAACGCGCGCAAATGCAGTTATCGTTCACAGTTTAATCCCCCTTATGTACTTATCGAAATACGTTGTTGCTACAGCCATCGCCGCCCACATATCTTTTGCAAACTTCGTACCGTTCACGTAAAAGAAACCGGGATTTTTTTTCGTGCCTACAACGCCGTATCGATCAATCAAGGCTTGCCGGATGTTTTTATCTTTCGCGCTCAAGCAGCCGCACAGGTACAGCTTTTCTTCTCTCCTGTATATCCTTTTCGGCTCATATCCGCCAGACCTCAACGCAATTTCCCAGAATCGACCGACCCAAACGCAGGTGTCGAACACTTCCTGTCCTACTGTTTGCCCCATCCCCTGCACCATCTCGATTGCAACGTCTATGCAGTTTGCATAAAGCTTCCGGTCAAGCATATCTGTGACTGCCGGGTTCTCGATTTTCCCGACCTCCAGCACGCGGCGAATTTCTTCTCCATCATGCTCTACGAGGACATACCCTGATTCTAAATTCCCGGGGTCAATTGCCAGAATCGTTCCCACCTTGCAGCCTCCTTCCGGTCTCGCACGGCTTCATCTCGTCGCAATCACCGTATTTCGCGCAATGTGCTGCAAACAGCCCCTTAAATTCCGGGCATTTATAGATCACACGTTTGCACATCAGTTTGACGACAGCTCGCGTCTCTTTTGCCGCCAACATACATAGCCGCTTTTCAATGCAATCCGCCAGTCCGGTATGCCGTCCCAATACAGAGCCGTTCGCAAGCCCGTACTTTTCGGCGATTTTAACCGCATCTGTGCGCTTGATGTAATCAGTCATAAGCCATACACTCCTTTACAATTCTGTCCTTCATCTCCGGCGGCAGCGCTTCAATTATTGGCATCTGTGATAGAATCTCAAGCTTCAAAAGCCTCTCAGCCTGCCGGTTCGTCAGCCTCGGTTCCCGCTTCTTCGGCGGCAGCTCGCCTTTTGCCGCTGCAATGGCGGTCGGGTTGTGCTTATGTTGACCCATCGTCCCGCACCTCCACGCCAGCCTCGCCCAGCAGGTCAGAAAGATCGGTGTCCACGCTGCTGCCAATAAAGTCGCCATTTTCGTCGTAGTGGTTGTACTCCGTAGTCGGTCGGGATTCTATCCCTGCAAACTCTTTTAAAAGCTTCAGATATTCGTCGTTATCGAAGAGCTGAGCCTGATAGAGTTGTCTCAACTGCGCTTTGGTTATACACCTAGCCATCCTTCTTGCCCTCCTCTGCACGCGGTTCCATCCATTTTCTAAGCTGCATCGCGCAGGAGCAGCAAAGCTCAACATCAGGTGATTCCTCATGGAACGCGCTTCGTACGTTTACATACGTCGCAGAGCTTGTGGGGTTTATCTCCGCCCCGCAGCGGTCACATACTCGTTTCGTTGCCATCCTTCTTGCCCTCCATCTGTTCAAAGTAAAACGTGATCGGTTTCTCATGCTCGACAACATTGCCGTAGGCGATTCCCACCTTGTAAATGTAGTTTCCCCTGAGCTTTCTGGGAATCTCTGCAATATACCGCCGGAACGTTTCCAGAGAATTTGCCCGTTTGTAGTGGTTGCACATCCGGCATGCTGGCATGAGGTTTGAAATATAATCCGTTCCGGCTTCTTCAATGCCCCACGCCCGCAGCGGATGAAAGTGGTCGACCTGCATATCCTTGATGTCGATAGCTCGTCCACAATAGGCACAGTGACCGTCATACTTCGCATAGACCGCTTCCCGTTTTTTCTTACTGAAACTCATACTCCGTCCACTCCTTCAAAATACCGTGTCCGTTCTTCCTGCGTAGGCCAGTCTGGGTCGAGGCAACGCTTGCGGCGGTTCCGTTTCCATCCGCTGTAAATCTTCGCATCGCGCCCGTCGATGGTGTACCCAACGCCGCGTTCTGCCCGGTTGTGAACCAGAAGTGGTCGCGGATAATTCGGATTTCGTGCCCTCAGAACCTCATACTCGCCGACAGGTTCTTCGAGTTTCCAGCCACTTTGCTTCAAGTATGCTCTGAGGTCGGACAGCATCCCGTGTCTGACCGTCAATCTGTTCTTCATCTGCTACTCCATTTCCCGCAAAGCCTTCTTGGCTTCTGCCTCCGTCAAAAACACCGTCCGACCGATTGCGTCCTCGCAGAATCTCTTCCGCCCGGTAATGTACGTCGTGCCGTCCCGGTCAATTCGGATTGCGTCCACAGTGACCGGCACGGGCTTTTTGGGGCGCGTGTAAAACATTTGGGACAGCCATACCGTATCGCCCGGGCGGATGCGCTTTCTGTCCATGTCCTCAAAATCCGCAAGGCGTTCCGCCATCTGGACGATTTCGCCAACCGTCGCACAACCCAATGCGTGCCCATTTACCAGAACACAATCTTCATTCCGGCTTGTCAGTCGCTCCATCGGCATCCTCCTTCCCTTGGATTTCCCGCAAAGCTTTCTCGGCTTCTTCGCGGCTCAAAAATACGGTCTTACCAAAATCGGAAAACCTATAAAACCTTGGGGCCATTGGCGTGTATTGTACTGCAATGCACCATCCGTCAGTGTTCGTTTCGATCCATTTTGCCACCATCGGCAATATGGTCTTTTCCCCGTGGAATCCGTACACAACATCGCCAACCTTGCACGGCAGCACTACCAGCCGCCCGTCCTTGTCGTCTTTCATCAGCTCCACCATTCGTGAGATGGAGCAACCACAGCCGGAAAGTGTTTCCTCAATTTCCCGAGCCTCTGCGCACGCCTGCGGGGATAATCTAGAATCTTCATATGCTTTGAGCCTTTCCCATACCTCCTTCTGCGTGCAGCTTCCATCATACTTACACGGCAGTTCGCGGCACTGCGCGATGTCGCAGAAATTGCCCTCAAACGTTAATCGCTCCAAAATTTCATCTCCTTCCCGATGTATTCACAATATGCTTTCTCAAGGCGCGCGCCTGCGCTTTCTTTTGCGTTCGGCAGGAAAACAACCGCGTCCGCCACGTCGATCATCGCCATACAAATGCGCATATAGTCCGCAGCCTCCATCCCCTCCGGCAGATCCGCCGGATTCAGCACGATGTTCCCACACATCCGCAACCCCGTTGCCGCTCTTTGAAATTTCGCCTGATACCCCTGATCGCCCGTGATTTTACCGGCTATGTAGACTTTCATGCCTTTTCTCCTTCCTCCGGCGCTTCCGGCAAGCCGCGCCATTGCCATTTGTCGGTTTCACTCCCGTATCCGCTGCACGTTAGGCACACGCAGCTCTCCCGATTGCCGCATCGGTCGCAGTCCTCCTGTCCAAACACACTGAGTTCATCCACACACATTGTTGCATATTTGCAATATGTGCATCCGCTTTTCCTGAGTTCGCCCAGCAGCGCGTCCCTCTCTGCTTCTGCCTCCGCCTGCTTTCTCTGTGCGAGGGCAATCACCATGTCCTTCCACTCAAGTTCTCGCCTAAGACTTTTTATCTCGTCCGATTGCCCATCTGTCAACGCACGCAGAAATTCAATGGATTTCTCATACGCTATTTTCTGCGGACGTTTTACTTTCCCAAGACTCGCGCCTTCGCGGAGCGCCACATTCTCGGCGGTCAGGCGCTCAATGATGTCGGCTGCTTCTCTCAGCGCATCTGTTACGCAATCATCGTTTCCGGACAATGGGCAGGTTGGACAATTCCTTGTACTCGTTTCGCAAGAACATAGTCGCAGCGCCTGTATAATTTCCTTGTCTGTCATAGCGTCACATCGCCCCTCCTATTTTCCGCTTCCCTCTTGCCGCCCTCCGGCAGTTTCTCGCCCCGCCATCGATCATCTGGCTTATGTCGATGATCTCGGCGCGCTTGTCGTAGCCCGCGTTCCGTTTAGCCTCATATGCAAGCCACGGCTCGCAGGTAGCCCCACAGCCCGGTCCTCGTCGCGGGCAATCCTTGCCGCATGGTCCGGCGTATTTTAGCCTGATCATGTCTTCCTCTTGACCTGCACCGTCACTTCTGCCTCCCAGCACTCCGGCGCGCGGATGACGATCTTCTTGTCTCTGCCTTCTTCCGGGTCGCGGACGCTGACCAGATAAAACGTCATGTTCTTGTTCTTCTGCGGGTACTTCTTCGCCCGGATAGGCTTTCCCAGCTCCGGCATCAGCCGGGGATAGAGCCCGGAAATGATATCCGGAATGACGATCCAAGTATTCAAGCCCCATCCTCCATCATCTGCCGGATCGCCGCCCTCTGGAAATCGGACAGCTCGTCCCCGTGGTGCTGCACGTTGTAGCCCGGCTTCTTCCCCGGCTGTGACGGCGCGCCCTTCTCATGTTCTTTCGATTCCCACGTCAAAAACTTCTGCTTCCAGTTCCGTACGGGGTCACCCTTCCCGTCGACCCAGTTTCCGGAAGAATAATAGTCGAAAAATTTCTGTGCCAGATTCGGAACTCCACGCTCCTTCGCGTATGCGGAAACCTCTTCCAACGTAGGTGGTATAAATTTCTTACGTTTCTTCTCAGAAATAGAACTACTCTCTTTTCTATTTCCATTTCCATTTCCTAAAGGTAATACCGTGGTATTACCGCAAGCACTACCATCAGCCATACCAGAGTTATCATTTTCTTTGTTCCAACGCTTGCTGATGTTCTCCCTTTGACGCTGGCAATGTTTGTCTCTTTTTTCGATTTCAAGCTCCATCCGGCGATTAAAGTACTTGCCGTCCTCATCCTTCTGAAACTTGCTCATAACCTCGTCTGACGGCTTTTTGACAGCCCGTATGATTTCCTGCATCGTCATATGCCCGCGCTCTCTTTGGAGGCACAGGAGCGTGATATACTGCCCACGCTCCCGCATATCCATCAAGGCACAGCCGGATAGGAAATCCGACGTGTAAAACAAGACGGCAGGGTCTTTGTTGTTTGCCATCCCGCCACCGCCTTAGAACGGCGGTTCTTCGCCGTCATCTTCCATCATCGTAAACCCGCCGGGGTTTGCCGGGTCCTTCGGCTCCGAAGATTTCTTTCCTTCGCCGAAGTAAACACGGTTCGCCACGATCTCAGCAGCCCGGCGCTTGTTTCCGTCCTTGTCCTTCCAGTCTCTGAGCTGCAATCTACCGTCTACGACCGCCATGCTGCCCTTGAAGAAGTATCCGCTTACAAAATCAGCGGTTCCCTTCCACGCGACGCAGTCAATGAAATCCGGCTCTTTCTCTCCGCCCTCCGGCGTAAAATCACGATCAACCGCCAGCGTGAAGGATGCAACGGACGTTCCGCTCTGCGTCTTTCTCAACTCCGGGTCCCGTGTGAGCCTGCCCATAATAACAATGTGGTTCAGCATTTGCCGTCCTCCTTTTCGGCAGTTTCCCGCTTTCCAAAGTAGACTTCCAGGACGTCATCGAAACGATACGAGGGCATCTTCTTGTACGATTCAGCGAGCACATCGAGCATCAGGCACTTCTTCGCCAATTCCTCATACTTTTCCGTACTCAGTTTTACATAAGATTCCATATTTACGTTCCTTTCTTATAAACCAGTTCTGCTTCGTCCCAATTGGGATATTTCATCTTGAGATACCGCCTGATATACTCTCTCAGGCTTTTGCGCTTCGGTGATTGGTCAAATGCCATATGGCAGCTATCGCATAGCGTCACAATGTTCTGCTCGATTCCAAGCCCACCCTGCGAGCGTGGAATGAAATGGCACCACGGATTGCCGGGGCGGAGGCAGACAATGCAGCGCCCGCCGTCGCGCGCCCAGACGGCTTTCTTGACCTTCTCAGGTATCTTTGTCGCCTTCGTTTCCTTTCTCATCCTGCCTCCATTCCAGCGCCATACGCTCGAGCTCTTCCGGCGGGAGCGTCTCAATGCCCTGCTGTTTGCAATCCTCAACGACCAGATCAATAAGCCTCGCCATCTGCTTTGTGTCGTAGGTGCTCGAGCCGTAGTAGCAAATGACGTTCGTGCAGCCCGGAATTTTTGACGCCATAATCTCCGTACACCAGCCGAGACCGCGCGCTTCCCACCATTCCCGGAACCGCTTGACTGCTGCGTCCGGAGCGCATATCGTATCGGAGTTGTCACCAACATCCGGGATATAGTGCCGATAGATTTCCTCCGGCGGCGCACCCACTTTGACCGAAAGCTTATTGCAAAGCAACCAAAGATATCGGTTTGCATCCCGACTCCGCATCTTCCGGAACTCTTTAATTGCCACTGTGTACCTCTTTCGTGGGTCAAGTTCCCCGGCAACCATACGGGCTTGCGCCGGAAATTCAGGCTTGAGCTTCAGCCAGCTCCCCGAAGCGTCCATGCTCCACGAAGCTTCAACGATGTTCAGTTCTATCAACCGGAATGACCCCCTTTCTAAGGCACTTTGCAAGGTATCGAAGCCGTGGCAGATACTCCCCTTCTATCCATTCCCGATCATACGGTATCGGATGATAGGACAGCCTATCGTCTTCAATCTCCCGAAACCAGTTTCTGTAGTCTTCCGGTTCCAAATGGTACGCCACGATACGCAGCGCCTTTTTCGCCGCGAACATTTCAACCTGTGCTTGCATCCAGTACGCGCGGGACACCTTGAAGGATTCTCCCTTGTGCGTCTTTACCTCTGATATTTCCTGCGCGTCCTCGCCATCCAGATTCACCCGCAGCCGAAGCCGCCGAATCTTGATTTGCCTGTCCATCTTTCGGATGCCGATATACTCCAGAATCCTGTGTTCGTAAGCACTTCCGGTATCCATTTCCAGTGTCGAAAAGTGGTCGCGGTTCACGCCGAGCTTTTGCAGCCAAAAGCTGCGGAATGTCTTTGTGTCCCATCTACCCATGATCGCCGCCGTATCCGACGCGCCGAACCATCCGCTTCTGTCGTGATCGTGTATCATAAGCGTTTCAGCGTATTTTCCAGATACTGAATGTTACCGAACGACGCCATCAGCTGATCGAATTTCTTCTGATTCAGCCCAAGCCCCGAGAGGATATAGCTCATATCCGCCCCGTTTTGCAGTTTTAATGTAATCAGCTGTTCGATTCTCTGCTTGATCGCCATAATGCTGTGCTGGGATAGGTCATCGTCCGCGCGTTCCGTGTCCTTGTCGTTCAGCCAGAGCTTGAAGCCAAGCCCTGTGTGAATTGCCACGCCCTTCACAAAGGCTCTTGCATGAGCGTTGGAAATCCGAAGCTGATTCAATGTGTCATCGTAAACCACTAAGGAACCGTTCATCAGCGGCATATCCATGCGGAATGTTTTATCGTCGATGTGGATTTCGACGGAAACGAAATAGCACCCCGTCGTTCTGCCATTCTTGTCATGGACTTCTTTTGACTGGAATAAGTACCCGCCAGTCTCATTTTTCAGCGGCACAAAATAGACCTCATTCGCCCCGTTTTCGTGAAGCAGCATCTTGCATTTCGCCCACGGGAGATACGGAACTTCAATCGGCTTCCCGCTGTCATCCTTCGCCTTCCGCTTGTCACAGAACGGCAAAACGTCGATCTGTACAAGCTCGTTAAATCCTTTCAGCATACTTTCCTCCTTAAATCTTGCAGACTTGCTTGTCCAAGCCGCACATTTCGGCAATGCGATTCGTGCCATACGTTTCCACCAAATGCTCAATCAGGGCGTTATGTACGTTCCAGTTCTCTCCCGGAGGCACGGCGGCAATATTGCCTTCGTCGGAGACGAAATACTCGTTTCCGTCATAAATCTCTGCACCGTTGATATCCGTGATAAACGGCGCTTGCTGTTTGTCTTCCATCATTCCACCAACCTGTATCTGGCATAGCTCGTATCCTCGCCATACCGATTCTTGCTCGTTTCCATGTCGCGCCGGATGTTGTACCCTTCGCGCTTCAGATCGTAGACACGCGCTCCCAGCCGCATGCAGCCGAGGTCCTGCATCGCCTCAAGCTGCGTAATGCTGCCGAAGTCGCGCATGTACTTCAAAACCCGTTCAGCCTGCGTCATAGCTACCTCCAAAGCTGCGTGAAGATCGAACTGAAAACAATCTCGCGATAGAATATCTTCGGCGGCGCGGGTAACGGCTCTGCGTGCGTCGCAGCAAGCACCTTAGCCGCTTCTGCCTCAAACTCCACGGAGAACCATCTCTGCCAGTCAAGGCAGCGGCACTTGCCTGTGTCGTGTGTGCATTTCTTGCACGGGTAAATCATTCCATCAGCACCGCCCCGCCGAAGAAGATCACCGCCGCGCCGCCAAGCGTGAACGCCGCCTGGAACAGCCCGAATCCCAGCAGGACCGCCGTGCCGCCCAGAAGGACGCAGCCAATCGAGAAGCAGAACGCCTCCGAAGCCTTCAAAAGCTCCGACTTCCTTTTCCGCTGCCGGATAATCTTGTCCCACCGCTCGCCGAGTTCGCGCTCTCTTGCGCGCCGGTGATTCGCCTCAAGGATATATTCAACGTCAGTCATCATGTACCTCCACAAATTCCCCGTTCTTAGTGGGTCCATCCTTTAAATGCCGCTCAATCCAAGCATTAAGGTCCTTCGGAAAAACCCAGTAGACAGGTGCTTTCTCGGTTTTTACCGCCTTACCAAACGGGAAAACGCCCTGTTGCAGTCCCAGCCTAAGGACCTCAACACCGATCTGCATGCCGTTTTCTCGCAGAATCTCTACCGCTTCTTGCGGCGAAATTGTTGCTCGATTTAACATCCTATCTCTCCTTTTTCTTTTTCTAAGATTAGAGAAATACTATCTATTCTATTTCCATCTCCATTTCCTAAAGGTAATACCGTGGTATTACCGGAAGTGTTACCACGCTATCGATGTGGTTCATGTTTTCCCCTTTTCCTCACGTAAGTTCAAGTACCACGTAAAGTTCCTCTTTCTGATGCAGTCGGCGCTGGCGTCGGATAATGAACATCCTGCATATGCAAAAAGTAAAAGTAGTTCGTCTCCGCCGACTTCTATTTTTAGCCTTATGTTCGTTCCTTCCCTCACAACTTTAGCCGCAGCCTTACTTCTAACGGTTGCACGCTTTCCAATTTCATCCCACAGCTCGTTAGCCTCTTCGTTACTCATGTTTCCTCCTTTTTCGGCTGAGCCTCTTTTACAAGGCTCATGCCATATGCAATGTCTCCGAGTCGCTGTAACTGCTCAGGCGTAAGACTGTTCGCATTTTTACTCAGGTTTTCAAGTGCCTGCTTCGCTTCTTCCGGCATTGTGTCACCCCGCTTTCTTACGGCATCATTTTGCCGTGTTTTGTATTGTGACTACAGTATAGCACCGCTTTTTTGTTTTGTCAATACATTTCTAAAGATTTTTAATTATATTTTTGTCTTGACAATACATTTATATTGTGTATAATAATTGCAGGAGGTGTACTAAAATGAGCATTAACGAACGCATTAAAGCAGTCCGTAAAAACTCTGGATTATCGCAAACCGCTTTCGCTGAACGTCTTGGAACAACACGCGGCGTGATTACAAATCTGGAAGGTGAAAAAACCGAGCCTAATGAGCCCTTCTTGCGCCTGATCTGCAAAGAATTCAATGTAAGCGAAGAATGGCTTCGAACCGGCGATGGCGACATGATGCAGAAACTGACGCGGAATCAGGAAATCGCAGAGTTCATGGGGCGCGTTATGAACGAACCGGATGACGCGCCGAGAAAACGCTTTATCTCGATCATCAGCAAACTTGACGTTGACGAATGGCGGCTTTTGGCCGAAATCGCAAAAAAAATGTCCCAGGACGAATAACCGTCCTGGGATTCATTTTTTGTTATGTAACCATCGCATGAAGGAATCTCCAAACAAGTTCGATTTGCTCCGGCGTGGCCTTTTCTAAGAGTCGAATAATGTCATTTTTCGTCGAATTCTTTTTCTCATCCATAATTTTCTCCATTTCCGTCAAATTTTAGGTTGTTTTTTCGTGCAGGTTTCAGGTTGTGGATACAATTCCCCGATGATAAAATATAAATGCGCGTAGAAACTGCGTGCCCCCTATGATGAAGTGGTGGTGATTTCAGATTTTCAGCTTATTTAAGCGGCGCAAAAAAATAAAATTTACAGTTGAAATGCATGCTTTTGAGAATGGCCATGAGGTTGAACTTAAACCAGATATTCCCCCGTCTTGTGAACCGCTAGACTACGAAGAACTTAAATTTATAAATGACCACATTAAGCCTTATGAAGATATTATGATCGGCTTTGCCGTCGCATTAAGAGAACGACATAAACTCGACGATGAAATATCCCTTCTTGAATGCAAGATTGCCGCATATAACGATCTTCGTCAATTCTGCATATCTTGCGGAAGAAAGAAATATTTCGATGATGAGTGGGGAAAGCCTCTTTGGAATATGCCAGATGGTACTACATATATCACCCCCACAATTGACCGTCTGAACTATTTGAAGGAAAACTATCAGCGGTTGAAGCAACGGGAAAACGTAAGACTTGCGGTACTTCCAACCTTAGACGCAAAATTGCTTGCCTTTATCGATAAAAACCAACCAATTTTGCAAACCGACATATACAAAGCGTTTGACGATTCCGTCAAGGAAGATATCAAGGAGCGCCTTTATTTTTGGGATAAGGGTGGCCAGATTTCCCGCGTAAAGCATGGCAGCACATATATTGTATCAATGCCAAATTTATGAAAACCAAACGGAGGTTTGTTATTATGATATGCCCTAACTGTGGAAGCGAAAACGTAACAATTAGCATGCAGCAAGTATCCAGCAAAACCAAGAAGTCCGGCGTTGGCTTCGGCGGACACATGAATAACGCCGCGCGAGGTTTAACTGCTATGTGCACACTCGGCCTTTCAAATCTTGTTTGGAAGAAGAGCACTGGGACGGCCAAAGAGGTTGTGAAGAACCAGAAGATGTGCCTTTGCCAGAACTGCGGTAATTCGTGGCCTATTAAGTGAATCAGTTCGGCAGCGGGCATTGGTTCCACTGCTCCCGCTTCTCGCCGCCTACATCTGAGACGCAGGAGAAGAGCATGGGCGCTCCCTTGATGTAGTCGAGGCTCAGACTGTGAACGTCCTTGAAAAGCGCCCCGTCTACGATGATGTTTACTTTTCCGTTTTCAAAGCGAATATTGATGCTCTGCATTTGGTGTACCTCCATATTTTAGAACGTTCGTTCAATAATTTCAATTTGGAATCTTCCACAAAGAACACCTTGCATTTTCTTCGTCCGGTAACCCTCGTAAGCGGCAATTATGGGACAGACTATTTTGTATAATGGAATGTTTAAGATCTCCCCACCGTCGCTCCCCCGGCGGTGGGGCTTTCTCACGCGCCTGTAACCAGCATAGCAAAACTGGCAGAAATGTCCACCCTCAAATTGGTAAAACCATACCCATAGCAGAAGAATCAGCGAAATATATGTGAAAATGGAGGTATATCATGTCGGCGATTCAGGAACTCGCCCCATATCTTTCTGCATATCAGAGTAACATAAAGCGGGCGAAGGAAGATCAGCATTACACCATTGATAGGCTTGTCGAAGAATCCGGCGTTTCCAGATCGGCTGTGACGAAGCTCTGCGCAGGAACACAGCAAGACCCGAAACTGTACAATTCTGCCGCGCTGTGCCTTGTTCTCGGGCTGTCGCTGGATGAGCTGTGCGGGCTTGTCAAACCCGCAGAAAGCCCGGAAGAACTGACCGAGCAGATTCATCATGTCGAGATCGAAAACGCCAAGCTGGCGGCAACAACAGCCGCGCAGAGCGCACAGATAAGGTCTACACATACAATGTGTTACGTCCTCGCCCTGTTTTGTATGCTGCTCTCCTTTTCTCTGATTGCCTGCCTTGTGACGGATGCGCAGATCCGGAGCATAGGTCTTATTCGCGATGGAGATTTGTCCGTAGCTGCATGGGTTTGCATTGCCCTGATCGTAGGTTCAGCGCTGGCTTCGGCAATTACTTTCTATGCAATCCGAAAAGAACGTGGAGGGAAACATGGAGTGCATCAAGTGTAAAAAGGATATACCAGACGGTTCTGTGTTCTGCTGCTGGTGTGGGAAACAGCAGCAAACGCCACAACGAAAGGCTTTGAAGCGTGCAAACGGTACAGGGACAGTTTACAAGCTGCAAGGCAGGCGTACGCGCCCGTGGGTAGCCGCAAAAGGAAAAACCATAATTGGATACTACGATAAAAAAACAGCCGCCCTCGACGCGCTGGCGCGGCTACAAGGGCGGAGTATCGACGAAATATATAACTGGACCTTCAAGCAGGTTTACGAAGCATGGAAGGATGAACACTTCCGCGATATCGGCGCGAAGGGAATAGAGTCTTACGAACGCGCATATGACGTTTTTGAACCATTGCATGACAGAAAATTTCGCGAACTGCGGACCGCTGATTACCAGATTGTCATAGACAAGTACAGCGATAAGTCCCACTCGCTACTGTCGAAGTTCAAGCAACTTGCAACGCAGATGTCACAATGGGGAATCCGTCAGGAACTCATAACGACAAACTTCGCTTCGTTCATTAAACTGCCCGAGAATGTGAAGAAAGAAAAAGAAATCTTCTCAGAAGAGGATATTCAGAAGCTCGAAGCGGACGGTTCCCAGGCAGCCAAACTTACCCTGATGATGGTATATACCGGTATGCGAATCGGTGAGCTGTTCGGGCTTAGAACCGAAAATGTCCATGAAACCTACGTGATCGGCGGGGAAAAGACAGAAGCAGGCAGGAACAGAATAATCCCCATCCGCTCCGAAGGGCGTAAATATTTCGCAGAATTCAGGGAGCGTGCAAAAGGCGAACTTCTGATCTCTGGGTATGCTGGGCAAAAAGTCATTGCGAATTTTCGCAAGCGTGACTACTACCCGCTTTTGGAGCGGCTCGGAATCTCCAAGAAAACACCACACGCAACAAGGCACACATTCGCAAGCTGGGCTGTAGCAAACAATATCAAGCCGGAACTCCTGCAAAAAATGCTCGGTCATGCAGACTATTCCACGACCGCAAACATCTATGAGCACTTTGACATTGACCAACTTGTGAATGCGATAGATGCGCCTGTTACTAACACGTTACTAACTAATCAAAAAACAACGAAAAAGAAAAAGCCCTGAAACCTTTGAGATTTCAAGGCTTTTTTGGTGACCCGCCGGAGATTCGAACTCCGGACACCCTGCTTAAAAGGCAGGTCTCCATCATTTTTTGAGACTTTCTAAGCATGTTCTCAGACGTTTTAATGAATTTTTATAAAATTTATTGAATTTCAGACGTTTTCAGATTTTTTCAGATTTTCTCGGTTACTAACAAATAGCTAACACGATTACTAACACTAGACACGTTTTATCTTCTGCATAACAGAGTTATAAACCTTGCTGTTTACCATCGCAAGTGTATCCATAAGTTCATCAACAACCGCCCAAGCCTTCGCCGGGTCTTTCCCGGCAACCGCAAGCAAAAACTCACTGTCCCCGTACTCGCCCACGGTAGCCGGTTCTGCGGTCACAGGGGCGGGAGCGCCGGAGTAGTAACCCACAAACTTATCTCTGGCATTCTCCGCTCCCTGCATCTTGTCGCGTATCACATATAGGTTCGCCAGTTTGGCATAATTGGGATAGCTGGATTCTTCGTATTCCAGCCGTGCTATTTCCTTTCGGATTTCGGCTTCATCCAGCATGTCTTTCCCTCCTTATGCTCTGTCAATCTGCTCCATGCAGCGCCGGATAGCCTCGCGCGTTTTATCATCGTCCGCGTCGCGCATCATGTCTTCCAGCGTCGATCGCATATGTTCCCGAGCATCTGTCCGGCTGTATCGCCCCATAGAATCGCGATGCCTGCCCCGGTAAGAGCTGCCCCGACCATACGTGCCGCGCATATCTGCTTCCCACTCTCCGTCACGCGAATACCCGCCATCCTCGAGCATTTCGATTTTATAAGTGTTCTTGATGGAACTGGTAAGCTTCTGGATGGCATCCAGATCGCCAGCGGACATTTCGCGCTTGTCAGCGATTTCATCCAGCTCTTTGCAAAGCATTTCCCGAAGGTTTCTCAAATCGTACATATTTCTTCCTCCCTTCACGATACGCGCTCGACGATCATATTGCTATTTGCGAAACTGATCGCCTGTGCGCTGGTGTTCTTTGCCGCTACAGTCAAGCAGCAGCCGCGCGGAACTTCCACGAATGCAGAAACGTAGATGTTGAAATAGTTCTCAACAGCAGCCGGTGTCACGATCGCTGTAGCACTGTTCAAAGCCTCCCCGTTGATGGCGAGCGCAGCGGTGATAGCTCCGACTGTTCCGCCTGTAGGAACGGCGATATTCGCGCCAAAGGATACACGGAACTTCGCCTTACACTGCTGCGTAAGCCCACGAAGCGTAACAAGTCCGCTTCCGTCACGGTGGACGATACACGGTTTGCCACAAGCCGACGTGGAAATTAGAGGGACGTTCTGCCCGGCGGCAACAGTTTGAATCCCGGATGATGTAAATTCAGCCATAAAATCATTCCTTTCTGCCTCGAATTCGAGGCAATTAAAATAGCGGCGGGACGATTGCCCCGCCGCGTTGATCGAGTATCGGCAAGGAACCGACCATTTTCGTGAGTCCACGAAAAAGCTCTACATTATGGAGTTAAGCGCAGTTGCCGCAGCCGTAGTTATAGCCGCAATTGCAGCCTGCAAACTGGTACGGAGCCGGTACCGCGAACGACGGGACCGGACGCGGGTTATAATACGCCAGCTGCCCACTTACGTAGGACTTGAGCGTGTCGTTCTGCGCCGCCTGCGAAGCCGCCAGCTGCGCCGCAAAGAGCTGCTGGTTCTGCTCGGCAATCTTCGCGTCCTTTGCAGCCAGTTCCTGCGCCGTCAACCGCTGGTCAATGCTGCGGAAGCCGCAGTTCATCGCGTCGATGATGTCGCGCGTGGTGTTCTGCACGGTGTTGCGGGTGTCGCATGCCTGCGTCGCCATGTCGTAGCGCACCTGGGCGATTGCAGCGCGGTTTTCACAGCAGCACTCCTGTGCCTGCATCGCCATGTTGTTAAGCTGCTGCATAAGCGCAGCCTGCTGATTGCAGCGGGAAAGTTCAGCGTTCGAGAAGCCGGAAGTCACAGCCTGCGTTACACCGGCAAAGCCGTTAAGCATCCCCGTGTTCATCGCATAGAAGCCGTCGCAGACACCATTGTTCACGCTGTCAATCTTTCTTTCGATGTTCGAGAAGTCAGATGCCAGAACATAGCCGTCAACAACGCCGCCGTTCCCTCCACGATTGCCAAAGCCGTTTCCGTTACCCCAGCCGCAGAAAATCGCGAGGAACAGGATAATGATCCACCAGCCATTACCGCCGCCCCATCCGTTGCCGCTGTCCGAGTTTGCCGGAACTACAGGCATGTTCATAGGAATACCATCGCCATTCAAACTCATAGTTTTCTCCTTTCGTAGATTTTGAAATTTATCTCAATCGTGGCCACGATTTTGACCGTTCAGCTGTTCGGAATTTCCGAACTACTGCATCAACTGCTGAAACTGTCCAGCCATCTGCTGAAGCTGGTTCAACTGCTGCTGCGAGATTTTCCCAGACTGTACCAGCTTCTCAACCTCCGCCCTCGGGTCTCCCTGAAAGCTCTGCTTGAACTGCTGAAACTGCCGCATCATATTTTGAAACTGTCCCATCATTCCGGGCATTTGCCCGCCGCCGAGTGCATTAAACAGTGGATTCATTTTCTGCCTCCTTCACCTTTCTAACGGGCTTGACGCTCAGAGCCGCCACCTTTGCCGCCAGTTCGTCAAAGTCCTTGCGGGTCACGTATTCCACCGTAGGCACTGTTTGCGGCGCTGTGTGGCTCACGGGGGCTGTAGAGCGCTCTACAAGATCATACGTTGTCATTGATGGTTTGCCGCTTGCGTCGGCTTTCTTCACATACACAACCGGCGCATTCATGTCCCAGAGCGTGACGGCGTTATTCGGCGCGACAATAAATTCGTTTGCCGCCTTTTCGTTCGGAACCCAGATGATAGACTGTCCCCCGCTCGGCTGCTGTGGCTGAGGTTGCGGAGTCGGATACTGCGGTGTAGGCTGATACTGTGGACGCATCATTGGTTCCTGCATCATGGGCGGTTGATTGTAAATTGGCTGTTGATACACATAAGGCTGTTGTCCGAACATCATTTATCCTCCTTTTCCCAGTAGAACAGCGGGATTTCGTTCCCGGAATTCCAGCTATCGAAATACTTTCCGTCCTCTACGCATACGACGTGGCTTGATAGAGCGAGCACATACACACCGCGCGGATGGTCTCTCGCGAATTCCTCGACCGTATAGCAGTCCGGGCATGTGTTCGGCACAACGTTCCGGGCAAATCCCTGCTGCCGGAGGTACGCGCCCCAGACACTGTTTGCCGACGGCATGTCGCCCATTTTCAGCCCCTGTAGGCAAAGTCCGACGTATGTTTCATCCCAGCTCTTGCCCGTCGCTCTTGCGATAGCCCGAACCGTGCAATCGCCCACCTGTTTCCCCGCAGGGTTCGGATTGAAATAAGAAAAGCCCATACCGAACACTCCTTTGTGTCCAGTATGGGCTTTTTTGCGGCTTCTTGTGCCTCAGTTGTGTATCAATTTGGCTCAAAATTCAAGCCCGCAGAGAAGTCCACGGGCTTAGTTTGCATTATCGATCGTTCATGGCTAAGATTTCAGCGACCATCGCGGTCACATACGGCGGGCAGGTGCGTTCACCAATGCACCAGCCCTGCACGGTGCGAAGCGGGATATTGAAATACTGCGCGAAGCCCGTCTGCGTCAGGCCGTGCTGCTTAATCAGTTCCGGGATCGTGCAGCGTGTGCCGTCCCAGATCGCGCCGAGCAGTGCCAGCCGCTCCGCCGGGACCTCGGCGTCTTCGGCATCGCCCCAGATGCTGGACAGCGCCAGATCGGAGACATAGGCGTCGCGGTCAGCGTATGCGCCGACCTCGGCGTAGAGAGCGGCGCGGATAAATGGGGTGAGTTTCATGTGGGTTCCTCCTGTTGATTCTTCCTTTTTTCGGCATCAATGGTGAGAAGTTCGTCTGCCATAGAAAGCACATACGTCGGGCATCTGCGCTCCCCTGAGCACCATCTGCTAATGAGAGCTGAGCTGATACAAAAACGGCGCGAGAAATCAGCTTGTGTGATGCTGTGCTTTTTCAGCAATGTGCAAAATGCATCTAAATCGAGCAAAGAATCATCAACACGCGGCGATCTCTTTAGAGCGGCGCAAGCAGGGCAGTATCTCTGCCCCGTAGCAGTAAGAATGAACGATTCACCGCAGCGCTTACAGGTTGCGGCACCTCCAATGTGGCGAAGCTCTCCACGGCCCCGTTGGCTGGGTGCGCAGGATGGGCAAAATTTCTGATTTCCCCCGGTTGTTGTGTATTCAGATCCGCAGCGCTCACAAATAGCCACAGACCCGATTTTTTTAGAAGTTCCAGCGATCTTTCGATGAAAGCTGGCGGCGTCTGCCTCGCGTCTGCGAATTGACGAACAGACCAAACAATATTTCTGGCGTGTGCCTGTCACGGTGTACTCATTGCCGCACATTTCGCAAATGGCGGTGGTTCCGATTTCTCCCTTCATATCAGAAGCAGTACGCGCTGATGGGACGCCCGTCGATGCGGACGGTGCGAAGCGTGTCTTCGCTGAAATCAGGGCAGTCAGCGTCGGCGAGATCATCCAGATCGTCCAGATCGTCCAGCGTGTAGCCGAAGTACACGCAGTCGCCGTCCGACGTTTCCGTGCTGCGGCAGTAGATGGCGTCCTGTACTTCCGTGTCGCCAGCCTCGGTGGCAACGGCAGTGCAAGCGATGAGTTCGTATCGGTTGTTGATGATCTTGGTTTCCATGTTGTACCTCTTTCCGGCTTTCGCCTTGCTTTATCTTATGGCTCTATAATACGCTCATTGAGCGTAAATGTCAAGAGTTTTTCAAAAGTTTTATAAAAAATAAGCGCCGATTTTTCGGCGCTTATCTCAGTTATACAGTTTGTTGGATGTCCGCTGCATCTCCCGCACGATACCAGGCAAGCGGCGCTGCACCGTCGCCCTGCCAAGATACAGTTCCGTCGCGACGTCCACCTGTGGAAGCTTATCCACGAAGTATAGCTGTGCAATCTTTTCGTCTTCCCGGCCAAGATTCGCCTGATGAATGACTGTTTCCATGTCCCGGCGCATCAGGCCGCCAAGCTCCGGTGGTAGCTTGCATCTGGCTTGTGGAGCCATAGCCTCGCCCCCTTACTTCATCGCTTTTGCAAGCTTTTTGAGAAGATCGTCGCCGTACTTATAGGCGGCGAGATAATCAATCGTGCCGTCGGTCAATCCGGCTGTCTGCTTGATGGTCTTCTTTGCCTCCTCAACGGCTTCATCGATCTTTATGGTATCGTATTCCACCCACGGAAGCTTGCCATGCTTCTGCCAATTGCGGGCGTGGTATCCGGCTTTCGTGCCGATGTTCTGGATGGCGGTGATTTGCACGCCGTTGCCCCAGATCGGGGTGCATTCGACCGCCAGACCGTCACCGATGTACATGCCCCAGTGACCGGGCATCCAGAGACCTTCGCCGGGAATCAGCTTGTCCCATCCGATGCCGGACACGGCGTAGCACTTGGCGATCATGCCGTTGGCGGAGACATCCGGCACGCTGTTTGAGGCATACCTTGCACCGCCGTAGTAGGCGCTTTTGTTGCCGTTCCAGCCCCAGAGAATGCCCTTTGTCAGGTTTACGCAGTCAAAACCATAGACAACTTTTCCGATGAGGCTGCGCAGATATGTGACTCTGCCGCCGGTGTACCAGTCCGGGTACTGGGCGGATTTCTCGTCAATGATCGTTTCGCTCACGGGGGAGCCGAAGCAGCCCCACATGTAGACTGTCTTGTAGTTCTTCGCAACGTCAATGTGCCTGCGCACAAGCTCGGATGCTTTCATCATTTCTGTTCGCCCTCCTGGGGCGCACCCGCACTGTCAAGCACATCCTGCGTCTTCTGGGACTGGGTCCCGAAATAAAACGCAATGATGACCGCATAAATGGTCATAAAGTCCTGCGAGATTTTGCCCACGACTGCCATGTAGGCGAACACGCAGGTCAGAATCATCGTGACCAGGCTTTTGACGCTGAGCAGGTTGCCCAGCCGCTTTTTGATGTTTTCCATATGTACCCCTTTCATTCTACCGGTTCATTCGGTTTTGCAAATACTCTCTTGCACAGCAGGAGCAGCAGCTCCCCGCCAAACGCCGCTGCCGCGAAGATCAGGACGTCTGACAGGTCGGCGGGATGGTCTGTGAAGATGGCAAGCGTTTTGATGATGACCGCCCACGCGAGCGTAAGCGTCAGGGCGTAAATGCAGTAGTAGACCAACTCCCGCGCCATGCGCCCCTTTGTCTTCCGCTGCGGCTTTTTCTGCCCGTCCGCCATACTAGCCTCCCAGCCCCGCCAGAGCCAGCGCGTAGCCGACTAAGCCCGAAACAATCGCCGTGACCACGGCTTTGATTAAGCCCTCCCAGCGGCTGCCGGGGAGCGCCTTGAGGGTTTTCACGTCGGCTTTGATCTCGTTCACGTTCGACTCGATCGTCTCCTGCTTCGTCGCCAGCACCTCCACGGAGGTAGCCAGCTGGTGAAGCGCCTTGTTGTCCGTCTCCAGATCGTTAATCCTGTGCGTGTTGGATTTGCACCGCGCGTCCAGCGAAGCGATCTGCGCCTGAATTCCGTCGTCCATGTGTTCTCCTTTCTCGCCCTCGGGCGGCTGTTATTCTTCTACATCCCACGCCTGCGGGTATTCTGCGAGACTATATGCTGTATCCTGATTCGCTTTGGTGAACTTTCCATCCTGCACGGCCCATTCCCCTGCCTTGTACACGTCGTGCGCGCCCGTTGGGTGTACGAAATTCCGCGCCGTCTCGCGTGACGTGCCGTGGAACGGCCTGTTAAACGTATACCATGCAGAATTTCCGGGCTTGATATCCGGGTAAACCGCATTATCGTAGTTCTGGAAACATTCCCATGGTTCACCGCCAACGCAGAATACGTCCCCGGCAACATGTTTTCCCTCCTGCCACTCGTCGTAGAGCGCCGAACACATAATGATTTCATCCGCCGTCTTTGGCTTCTCGCCTTTCATCAAAAGCTTGGTCATATTTGCCGTGGATGTCAAAAGGTCGTAGGTAACAGGCGTTGCAACAACCGGCTGCGGCTCCGGCAGCGGGATATTCGTCAGTAGCCAGCTGCCGTCTTTGATGTCCTGCCGGAGATAATCGATCGGTACGAACGTCCGCAGCTCGAAGCCGTTGTCCGCGAAGACCACGACGGGACCGGTCAGCGTCGTCACCCCCGAAAGAGAATCGCCCGTAAACCGGACCGAGCCGGAGGTGCTGTATACCCGGACGTTCGCGTAGGTTTGATTATTGTGTGTGATGTACATTAAATAACCCCCTAAATCAATTTTCCGTGATGGTGCAGGTCGGTGTCCACACAACGTTGCCGTTTCCGTCATATGTTTTCTTTTGTTCGAACAAAATGCGTGTGTTTGTTGTGGCTACAAATTCGTAAGTACCTTCTTTTTCGTTTGATACAGTTACACCGTTCAAAATAACGTTGCCGCGGCTGTTTCGTGCCTTATATGATATGGTGATCGGAACTTTACTTCCAGAATGAAACGTCAGTGCTGCAGCATCCGTTAGTTTTTCGCCGTTAACTACGGCATACATGGAATAGGTACTGCTGTAAGAAACAGGGACGCTCAGAATTACCATGAATTTGCTGGGAAGTCCCCTTCGTAAAAACATTCCCATTGATGCACCCCCTAGAAGCAGAAGCAAAATGGCACGCCAAGCGCAGCGCCGCCCCGGATAGTTCCCTTAGTGCCGGCGGATGATACGAAGATAAAATTTGTGGTGCCGTTTATAGACGGGGAACGTGTCCACCATCTGGATTCCGCGCCGTCTAGCATTTTTATTTTGCTTCCGTTTTCTTTGTAATACTGATATTGTTTACCTTCGCCTGGCGCGGAAGAATCAACATCACCAAACACTTCCACATCGCTTGGAAAAAACAGTTTGTCTGCCGTTGTTACGATGGTGGTGCTTTTGTTGCCCGCAGATGTCAGTTTATTCACATTCTGGATGCCATTTTGCACTTCCAGCGGCAATTGAACCAAGATGGCAGGAAGATGTGTCTGCCGCATGGCGCAGCCTTCCCAACCGTTTCTGTTTGTGTTGCTGCCCTCCATTTCGTTTTTTCCGTAGCAGTCGTGCAGTTGGAAGGTAAACGGGGCTTTGCCGAAGCCATCGGAATAGTCGTCGTGATTGATACCGATAATGTCAACAAGATAATCCACACCATTGATCATCATCGCCTTCTGATCTCCAATCTTCCACGTTGAGGGGACAACCTTTTTCTGGCAGATAGCAATGATCTGTTCCCAGGTATTATCCGAAAAATTTGCCTCATATGAAGGCTTAATCCCAGTAAACCATCTTGGGCTCCTTCCGCTCATCCGAACACCACCACCTTCACGGGGACATTCACCGTCGGCGCTTTGCCGATGCACTGCGCGGTCAGGCTATTCGCGCCCGTCTTGTAGTTATGGATGAGAGCGAAGCCCTCCAAAAGCGCTGCGTCCGCGTCCGGGTCCGTGCCCGAGAGAGCAACGTCCCACTGCGGGTCTACATCGTAAGCGGCTTTCAACCCCGTGATCGTGATCGTCTGCGCCTGGTAGCCATGTGAATCCGCAGCCCAGCCCGAAGCAAGCAGCGTGCCGGTGTACTGGGTCGGTCCGCCGCCCGCGCTCGCGACGGAATCGTCGACGTATTTCTTGGTTGCCGCGTCCATGTCTTCTGTCGGCGCTCCGGAGAGTTTCAGCTTGCCGGTCAGCGTGCCGCCCGTCAGCGGCAGATACTTCGCGATCAGTGGCTTGATCTTATTTGTCCAGAGGTAACTCAGGCCGTCGTTATCCAGATAGGCCATAGCTGCACCTCCTTACGTGTCCGCAGTGATCGTGTCAATCTCGCCGTTCGTGATCGAGTTGATCTCAAAAGTTGTGCCCAGCGCGTCCCACGCAGTGCCGGTCCAGGCGTAGTTCATGCCGGTGTCCTCGATATTCCACACATCGCCTGCCACATTGCCGGACGTAGGCAGCGCCGAGAACGTCGCCTTGCTGCCCTTGTACTTGTAAAGGCCAGAAATGTCCGTCTTTTTGGCGTAGTCGCTCGCGTCGCTAAAACCGGAAAGCTTTGTGTAGTCCGCCGCGGACATGAGGCCGGGCGACGTGGCCGAAGCCGCCTCATAGGTCGTGTCGGTAAACACTGCGTCTTCCGGCACGTTCTTTGCCACCGTGTAGCCACCCACTTTTTCGGCGTTGTCTACAATGCCGTTGCCGTTCTTGTCGTACACGCTTTTCAGCATGTCGCCGCCGCCCGCGCTCGCGACGGAATCGTCGACATATTTTTTGGTTGCTGCGTCCATGTCTTCTGTCGGTGCTCCGGAAAGTTTCAGCTTGCCGGTCAGCGTGCCGCCGGTGAGCGGCAGATACTTCGCAACCAGAGGCTTAATTTTGCTGTTCCAGAGGTACAGCAGACCATCGTTATCCAGGTATTTACTCATTTCAGCATCTCCTCTATTTCCGTATTTGTGATCTTCTCCGACGCCGGAGGAATTGTGTCCAGCTTGGATTGCAGGCCCGTAATGGCCTTAATCGGGTGCTGGTCGTCCGCGTCCCGGTTTAAGAGCTTTGTGTGGTCATTTGTGCCGCCTCCGCCGCCCTGATAGACCACCTTCGCCGGGGCGATCTTCATCTTGATCTCCGGCTGGGAAAGCGTCATTTTAATCATATCCCGCCTCCTTCAAGAACTTTTTCGCGTCCGTCTGCACGATTTCAGCTGCCATCGGGTTTCCGTCGCCATCCGTTAATGCAAGCTGTAGCCTTACAGTGCTTGCTTGCAGCCGCATTGCGTCTGCATACGGGATTTTTACAAGCAGGTGAGTTTCGTCGACTACTGTAGGTTCGTACTGGAAGAAGGAGCATCCCTGTCGCACATAGAACTCAAGCTTCGTCGCTTTCGTCAGGTCAGTTCCCTCTACTTCCACCGATAAAGCGTTCGCGATTTTCTGAAACACTTAATCACCCCCTATGTTTTTGGGATTCCGACGACGTAATCCACCACGTAAGAGCCGGAAATCTTCGAAATCTTCACACGGTCGCCCGACTTGAATGAAATCGACGTGTTGCATTTGTAATGCTTTTCGCTTGCCGTCGTGCTGCCGTCAAAAATCAGGCTCAAACCGTCGGAATACACCGCGCCGACCGTCGCAAGGTCAAATGTCGGCGTTGTTACTTTCTTTTCTTTCTGCGTCGATAAGCCCGGAATCATGCAATCACCGTCCTTTTCGCTGTGTGTTTCATCAGCTCTCCCGCTCCAAGCGTGATGCTCCAAGCGGTTTCCTCATAGATTCCGCCGATATCCGGATGGTCAATGGAGATCGCGTCCCCGATGCCGTGATTTCCCTCAGAAAATGTCTCGAAACTGATTGTTTTTACCGTCTGCTGTGACTCGCTCATCAGCCGGTTCGCGATGGTCTGCAATTCGTCCTGAGATGCAACATTGTCGACCTTCGTCACCTGAACGATTCGCATATTCCGCTTGAATGTTGAGGTCGCGGACGACGGCGATTCGTTGACCGCCGTAGCCACAAGCGCATCTTCCAAGTCCGGATTCGAGCAGACGCACACAAAAACATTCGGAGTGGAAAAGATGTCCGTTTCCTCCGAAGCGTCTGCCGAAATCGGTCTCAGAATCTCCGTCCCGCCGTACCGGTGCTTGATGTTTGCCGCAAGCGCCTGTGTATACGGCTCGATATGAGCGATACCCTGCACGTCGAACCAAACGGGCTTGTAGTTGATCTCCGCCAGAAGGTCGTTGCAGATCGTCAGATAATCTGTCCCGATCTCCCAGTCCTCGCGGTCTGTGGCAAGCGTTGCCGCAGAAGCTGTCGTGATAGCCAGTGCCACGCCGCACGTTGTCAAAATCTGCTGAACGACCGTCAAGTAAGACGTGCCCTTTGCATAATGCACCCTCGTCTGCGTTTTGTTGCTTTTGAGCAGCCAGCACCGGTCATACGCCTCTACCTTGACCGTCTTTCCGTATTTTGTGACCGCTGTGGTCACCGTCGCAGCGCGGAACACCCCGAGGGGATATTCGGTGCCGTCCACGGTCAAAATCGGCTGAATTTCGTCTGATAGCAGGTCGACAATGGGATTCACATAGAACTCTCCGGAAAAGCTCGACTTGATCTCGCCGGACGCATCGAAATAAACCGTTGGGTCATTTCCCGCCGCCCACGAAAGCGCCGATACCTCGCCGCCCTTTCGTAAAACCGCTACGCGGTAGGATACGTCACGAATCAATGTCGATCACCTCCGCGTAGTCGATCTGCTGAATCGAGAAGTTGCAGACGGATTTGTCCGGGTTCACTCTCGACGTGTCGCTTGTCTCGTTCAGATAGCCGATAACCATTTCGCCGGACTGCGTTTTCAGGCACACCAATTCGCCAATCAGCGCGTCAAATCCCGCTTTGTCTTCGTCCGGAAGGAAAACCGCCGTGCCGCCGACCTTCTTTGTCACAAACTCGCTTCTTTCCGCGTGCGGGTACGTGCTGCCATACATGAAAATGTACTGAATATCGCGGTTGATCGCGTTCTGTACCGGCTGATTCTTTAGTCCGCAATGCTTGAGCGTCACTTTCTTCCCGGACGCAATGCCGTAGAGCGTCACATACTGTCCGGTCGTGATCGTTACCGTGACCGCGCTAGACAAACCGTAATTGCTCGAATCTGCGTAGCAGCCGCGCACCTGATACGTTGTGCTGCCGGAGGACAGTTCGTCGGTGTACTGCGTCTGGGTGAGCTTCGCGATGGGCTTTCCGTTGCGGTAAACCAGATAAAAGTCATAGCTGCCGGTTGTCTGCCAGCTTAAGTCCGCTACGCTCGACGCCTGCACGGTCAGCGTGATCGCCGCGCCCGGCGTGTTCGTCACAGGCAGCGCTGCCGCGCCCCAGTCGGACCACATGCCATACTGATTCTGCACACGCACACGCACCGTGTGGCTCCCGTCCATAAGGTACATTGGGCTTTTCCACGTCTTTTCTGCGCCGTAATGTGTGCCACCTAAGACTTCCCCGTCAAGCTCTACCTGCCAGGCTTCTTGATCTGTCGCCGTCCAAGATATTTTCGGGCGCGGGTCGACGCTGTCTACTCTGATTTGCGGCGCGTCCGGGGCGGATACCACAACGATCTGCGCCGCGTCACTCCAATCTCCGGCAACGCCGTCCGCATTGTAAGTGCGCACACGCCAGTATTTGATGCTCGATGTAAGCGTCCCCGCCGGGCATGCCCATTGCCGCGCCGTTCCATCAATTGTTGCAAGCGCCGTCCATGTGCTTCCGTCGGTGCTTTTCTGCAGCTCCGCTTTGGACTGCGCCGCACCGGACGAAACAACGTGTTTCCACTGGAAAATAACGTCCTTAGTTCCGTCCACGATTGTATTTACTGGGCTAATTGCCGTCGCCTTGCCGGTCGGGTCAACGCATGTGCAAAACTGCCACGCCGACCATTCGCCCTCAATTCCATCATCCGACGTGATCTTGATGCGCCAGCGCAGCGCCTCCGCGCCGGTCAGGTCGCTTACTGGTATTGTCGCCGTATTCCCGGCTCCGCCGCTTATCGTCTTTGTGCCGTTGCTTACTCCGTCCGTAAGCGTGTAATATTGCAGCGAGAAAGACGCCTGCGCAGGCTTCTGCGTAATAAGCTCATACGTGAGCCACGGGAAAACAGCATCGTCCGGCACGCTGGACGTCGAATAGGCTGTCAGGAACTGCGAAAACCATTCTTGTAGAGCCTGTCCCTTTGTCATGCCGGTAACGCCTTCTTTTCTGCCGTGAAATACTTGAGATCGAAGCTGGCCGAGCGTGGGGACTGCTTTGCCGTCGGTTCCGATGTTACACGGTACGTCTCGCCGGTCGTTTTATCCCGGAAGAAGTCGTTATACTCAATCGGAACGCTTTGCTGAACCAGAACCGAGTAAACGCTTGTAACGCCCTCTTTTTCGGCTCTCCTTGCCTCCATCGACGTATCAAGCGCCTGATAGTTGTAAAACTCCGCGCCTTCCGCCCACGTCGTGATATAGCCGCTCTCGCCGTCCGGCACGCGGCTTTTGTCCAAGAGGACACACGGTCTTGCAAAATCGTCAAGTAAGCTCATATCTTCCTCCATTGGTTCAGGCGCGACTTAAAAACAGACTGCCATGTTACCATTCCAGCGCCGGTTGCAGACCCGCTAGTCGTTTTCGAATAGCTGTACCCGCCGAAACTCTCCGACGTGTACGGGCTCGCGGCGATGTCTCCGTTCTTTTCCTGCCACGCCTTGATTTCCTCTCCCAAGCAGAGAAGTGCAGGAGGAACAGACATCGGCCATATAGAGCCGTCAAATGTCTCGTCTGCCATCGCGTAATCCGGGTATTGGTGAACTCCGTCGTTGAAAACAGAGCCCACCACACGGAAAAACTGTCCGTTTTGCAAAAACGGCAGTGTGATGCTGCCGTTTTCGACCGTGTACGTGCCACTGATTCTGTCAGTTTCAAACCAGTTCCGAAGCACGCCACATAATTCAGTCAGCATCACACCGCCACCTCCATTACTTCGCCGTTACCGTCGCATTGCCAGCCTTCTGCGCCTTATAAGTCGCGTCAGCCTCAACGACTGTGATCTTCTTGCCCGTCGCTGCCGTGATATCGGACTTGCCGTCCCACGTCGACCACGTTCTGACATTCTGACCATAGGTCACAGTCTCAGCCGAATCGCCTACCTTGTACTTGTAGACATTCCCAGATGTTTCCTTCGCCGGGTTGACTGTGATCTTCGTGTCGCCGGTTGCGGTTCCGGCTGCCGAAGTAACGGTCAGTGTGCCGAGCGACGGGGTCTCGTCAATGTCAGCAACGGCAATGCCGTCCTGATACTCCGCGAACAGGGTCATGCCCATGATCGCAAAGGACTCGGAGACCGCCGTGGAGTAGTTGCCCTGCACGTGGAAACCAACCAGGTTTGTTTCGCCATCAGTTCTGTAGTCAAGACCGGCACGGGCGAAATCGCTGTCAGCCGGGTCGATGTAGTACAGAACGATGTTCTCAACCGGAGTCGCAATGACACGACCGCGCTTGATTTCTTCGTCAGACAGCAGGAACACGGTGCTGTAGCCCATGAAGTTCTTGATGTACTGGAAGCCGAACTCAGTCTGGATGGTGATATCAGCGCCGCCGAGGTAGTCATACAAGTCCATGACGTTCACAAAACCGACAACGTTTGTCGCGGTTCTGTGCATCTGCTTGAACTTGTTGATAACAGCGCCTTTCGCCATCGCAAGCGCACGCTGCCAGTTGGTTTCGCTGACGCTCAGAAGGCCGGTATTCAGGTAGTCGTAGAACCGGTTCGTGACGTTGGTCTGAAGCTCATACAGGAAAGCTTCGTCTGTCATCGCGACTGCGACATCATAGCCGTATTCCTTGATTGCCTCGATGGAGACCGCCTTTGCGTACTTTTCGACGTTGATGTTCGCATAGTCCTTCTCGATGACCGTCGCTTTGGAGTAGGGGATCTCTTCGCCCTCGCCGACGCTCTGCGCAAGCGTGACGCTCGCAGTCTTGGATTTCAGAACGGTACCCGGCTGCTTTTTGATGGGGCGCATAATGCCGAGAATGTCGCGCAGGTGCTGCCAGTTCCGCGCAAAGCGGGTTACAAAATCGATTTCGCGAGCGGTTACCTGAACGTCGCTCGTCATGGTCAGGTTGTTTTTTGCTGCCATATTATTCTTCCTTTCCGAACAAATTGAGATTTGCGGCGATTGCTGCCTGCCGTTCAGAAGCATCCTTGATCTTAAAGATGTCGTCCCGGCTCATAGCGCCGCCGTTGTTTGCGGGCGGGTCTTTGGTGTCCGCGCCCTTCTGTTTCGTGGTAACAACGAAATCTGCCCACTCTTCCTTGATGGACTTCTTCAAATCATCGGCGTTCTTGATTTTGCCGTCTTCCAATTCAACCGAAGAAAGATCGGTGACCTTCAAAACCGAATCAATGCGCTTTTCGCTGATACCCGCAGACTTCAAAAGTTCCCGATACGCGGATTCCTTCGCGCTCTTGGTTTCCTTCTGCATCTGCTCTCTTTTGTAGTCGTCAAATTCCTTTTTGACCTTGTCGTGCTTATCCTTCCAGCCATCGTCGCCTTTGGCTTTCAGGTTTTCCAACTCCGCCTGTACTCCGGGGAGCTTTTCAGCGTCTGCCTTATACCGCGCGAGATCGCTTTTCAGCCCGTCTACGGTATCGGTGTGCGCCTCAATGATCGTGTCCATCTGCTCTTCCGTCAGCCCCATTCCCTTTAGGAGCTTCCTTGTTAATGCCATGTTCTATCTCCCTTTCCCTTGTCGGCGGTTCTTTGCCGCGACAGAACAAAAAATGTGGCAACAGTCGTTTCTTCACTGTTACCACATTTATACCGCATATTTTAGGCTCTCTTACGCAAACTTTCAGCCATTTTTCAATTCATCCTCTACGATCTGCCGGTATTCGGATGCATGGTCCGCCGCTGCGGGCTTCAAATACGGCTGTGCTTTATTGCCCGCCGTCCAGTGCCATTTCCCCTTTGCGTCCTGATACGCCCACGGCGTAGGTCTTCCGCCCGGATAATACTTACCGGTTCCGAGTTCGACGTATGCGGCATATTCCGTGTCACTTCCGATGTATGCAGCCGGTTCCCCTTCATCTACGCGGTGAGTGATACTGTTCCTCAGATTTCCGGTGTCCACTGGGCAAAGCCGCTTCGCGTACTTTTCAGCCGTCATGCCGATCTTTTCGAGAGCGCGAATCAGCGCGTCGTGCATAGCGGACTTCACTTCTTCCGAATTGTCGATAAATTCAACGTTCACTCGCTATCCTCCCATAATGCAAGAAAGAGGGCTATCCGAAGACAGCCCTCAAAAGAATGTTGGTTCTCTGGCGGGTGTGCCTGTCCCCGCATCTCTTGCTAACCTTCCTTGTAAGCTTGATAGACTTCCGAGAAAGGTGTGTAGCGACACTAAATCTCTACCTCAGAGAACCATTCTATTCTACTTCAAGTATAGCCCTGTTATTCTGTTTTGTAAAGTATTTTTTTGTTTCTCAAATACTTTTTGAATTTTTTCTCGCTGATCTTCAAAAATGTAATAACAGAATTCTTTTTGTGTTCTTCATCTCCTATTACCGCAAGTTTCAAGATCAACCGGAAGTGCTCATTGGGTTCTAGGAACTCATGTAATATGACTGCCGTATTTGGGACTGGATCGTCGAGAATATATTGCGGTTTTTCCAGCATCTCGCCTATGTAGTGTGCATAACGCTCATAGTCATTTGGATGATGATCCATAATGTGCTTTATTCGCTCATCCGATATAATCACTTCATCGGTTCGTATGGCGGAAGACACCACGCTATATGTATCTCTATCGATTCGACCAATCGTTTGCACACCTTCGCCGCCCTTGCCAAGTTTTCTTTTTATTGTAGCAGAATCTACGGCGTTTGCAACTTTATTTTTTTTTTGCTTCCACCCTGCCCACTCGGCATAAGTCATATTTTCAATCAGCTCATTTTGCCCTGTCTCAGGATTTCTGGCGCGGCGCTGTCCTCTGGATGTGTCAATTCCCTCTA